CAAGAATATGGTATTGATCCTAGAGAAATATATACAACATATATATGCAGAGCTTGCGGAGAATATGAAGTAAAAAATTTCACTGGTCAAGATTTGGACTGTAAATACTGCAGATCTGCAAAGTCACAGATTACAACTAATGTAGGCATAGGTGTAACAGAGGAAGAATTAAATCAAATCTATAATTTAATGGATGTGTATTGTCATCCATTTACGAGCGGTGGTCAAGAGATTCCAATACAAGAAGCAAAACTAGCCGAACTAATCACATTAGTCACTAATTACTCATGTGGAGAAGAAATGTGTCAAAAAGAAGCCTATAGTTTGCCATTAGAATGGGCAGAGTATAGAGAGCATGGAACAGAATTTATTAAAGCTTCTACTTTACCAAAGTCCATAGCTGATAAATTACAAATAGTTTATTCAATGTCAATTGAAGAAAGAAAAGATTTTGGCAATAAAGCTAGACAATGGACAATTAATAATTATTCCGTAGAGAGCATTGGAAAAACCATAGAATCTTTTATAGACTCTTGCAAAACAATTGATAAAAGTATTAATTTTAAATTTGAAGAAAAAGACCCATATCATCAAGTCCCAGATATAAAAGAGAATTTAGAATGGTTAAAATATATGTATAAACATATATTAAAAATGCAAGTAGAGAATAATGATGATGGTGTTAGATATTGGTTAGATGAACTATCTAAAGGTAAAAGCAGAGCAGATGTAGAAAACTATTTTAGACATGTAGCCAATGAGAAAAATAAAGAATCTAAAAAAATATCTTTTGAGGATTTATTGGATAAAGACGATGAATCTAAAAGATTGTTATATGTTATGCCAGAAAGTATAGGAGATATATTCTTGTCAACAAGCCTTTTCAAATCTATCAAAGAACAATATCCAAACTATAAATTCTATGTTGCTACAAAACAGGAATATTTTGATGTTTTAGAAGCTAATCCATATGTAGATAAAATTATACAATACGTTCCACAAATGGACAGTTTAATATGGCTAGAAGGTGGTGGAGATCATAATGGATTTTTTGAAATAGCATTTTTACCATATTCTCAAACTCAAAGATTTTTAACATACCTTCATAATGGTAAAACAAATATAGCTTATAAGGACTTTAAATATGCACCTAATTGAAACATACGCTCTAAATTGTGGATTAAAAATTGATAAACCATATATATATCAAAAGTATTGCCCAGTTCCATTTGAAAAATACATATCATTTCAACCTTATAGTAAGTATGATGCAAAAAGCTACGATTATTGGCAAGAGGTAATAGACCAATTATTCTTTAAATTACAAGAACATAATATTCATATAGTACAAATTGGTGGAAAAGATGAAAAACCAATTCAAAATTGTTATCATCTTCAAGGTAAAACATCAATAGGTCAAGCCGCATATTTAATAAATAAAGGAATTTTACATCTAGGAGTAGATAGTTTTGGCGTACATATCGCAAGTCATTTTGATAAAAAAATAGTCTGTTTATATTCTAATAGTCGCCCAGAAAATGCTGGACCTTATTTTAGCTCTAAGGAAAATATTAAAATATTTGAAGTTGATAGGAGCAGAAAACCAAGTTATTCAGCAGTAGAAAATCCAAAAACAATAAATAAAATTAATCCAGCAGATATAGCTAATTCTGTTTTAGAGTATCTAAATCTAGAGTCAAATAAAATTAAAACAATATTTTTAGGAGAGAATTATAATAGAACGCTAATAGAATCTGTTCCAAATCAAGTAATAGAGAATATATCACAATTTGGTATCGAATCTTTAATTATTAGAATGGATTATGAATTTAACGAGAGAAATTTAGCAGAACAGCTTAAGAGAAATAGATGCTCAATTATAACTGATAAGAAAATAGATTATAATATATTGAATACTTTTAAGGGTAATATAGATCAAATAATCTATAATATAGATGAAAATCACGATGTAGAATTTGCTAAAAATCTTAAAAAACTAGCAAGACCATTTATATTGTCTACATTTCTAAATGAAAACTTTGTAAATTCTCTAAAGTTAAGTTATTTAGATGTTGCACAAATAATGGTTAATCCAAAGACATGTAAAAATGATTTAAAATTAAATTTAAATAATTTAAATGATATTTATTATAAATCTAATAAATATACATTAAGTAATGGTAATACATACAATTCTAAAGCTGCATATAAATTAAATATACCATTCCAAGGTAAACCAATAAAAATTATTGATCATGAAGATTTTTGGGAAGAAGCAAAACATTTATACATATTTGAGTTGACAAAAGATTAAATATATATTACAATTCAATAATGGAAGAATCAATCTCAATCAATAGTTCAGAGTTGAATAAAATAGACTCTATTGCAGCAAATGTTCTTATACAAGAACCAAGGATTATTCCTCCAAAACTCTTTATAAGAAATAGCTTTGGCTTACTAGAAAACGATAATATAAATTATATTTTTAATGATGATGGCTCTATCAATTGGAGAGCAATGGTTAAAACACAATATCTTGTCCCAAATCGTCAAAGAACACAAGAGACAGATGTTTCAAAACTGGAAGATAAAGATCTTTTAATACTTCTTGGTGGAATTAAGGAGCTAGCTCAAATTAGAGGATTTACTAGTGTTGAATATAATGTAGTAACTGCTACCGATAATTATTTCGCAACATCTTGTAAGATTACTTGGATACCTAATTATGAGACAGGAAATCGTCCTGTGACATTTGAAGCTCTTGCAGATGCATCTCTTGTAAATACTAAAGATTTTGCTCGTTATTTTCTTGCAGCTATAGCGGAAAATAGAGCATTTGTTCGTTGTGTTCGTAATTTCTTAAAGATCAATATTGTATCACAAGAAGAATTAGGAGATGCCAAATTAGGGCTAGTAGCAAAAGAAGATACAGAAAAAGAAAATCCAATGAATCCAACTGTTTTATTGGAAAAAATAATGCAAGATAAAAATATTTCTTTCGATACCTTAAAGAAGAAATTGATTAAAGAAAAATTCGATGGAGCAGAAAGCTTTAATTTTATTAAAGATATACCAAAAAGTAAAGTATTTGAATTAATAGAAAGACTTAAGAAAGTCTGATTTTAATAAAATCACCACTTCTATACAATCCACCAACTGGAACAAGACCACTGCTTGTTGGTAATGAATTAAGAGCGAATATGATTGGCGCTCTATTTGAACCAGTATCAACGCCAGTTATATACATGCCATTTGTAAAAAATAACGTTAAACTATTTTCATTGAAACTAGGCTTTAATTGATTTGATGTTGCGTCTGATAAAACCATAGATCCACTTTTAGTGTTAAATACATTTCTTCCTAATCCATAACCAAACGCTCCGCTAACTATATTATTAAATCCACCTAATATAGTCGAATAAGATCCAGAAATGACATTATTTTTTCCACCTATAATAGATGTTGCCGTAATTTCCTCCGCAGTGTCTCTTGCGGAGTTCATAATTAGATTTGTTTCGCCTCCTAAAATTACTCCGTCAACAACATTGCCAGATATTGTATTGAAATTACCACCAAGAATAGTAGAAAACAATGCTTGTGGAGGTAAGTTGCCAGGAGGAGTGTCTATAATAGTATTTGATCTTCCACCTGGGATAGTATTGTAATCTCCAATAATAGAGTTATTTATACCTCCACCAATTGTATTTACTAAACCTTTAATATAATTTCCTGTTCCACCGAATATAGAAGAACTACCTACATCTTCGAAACCCAATAGAGAAACTCTACCAAATGCTCCTTCACCCAATAATTCTCTTAATGTAGAATAATCAATGTCTTCATCTGTTAATATATAATCTATCTTTAGACCAGTTAGCATTCTATTTTTATTAATAGCATATGAATCAATATTTGGATTATTTAGTTTAACATAAATGTTTCTTCTATTATCAAAATCTTCTTGTCGTGAAATACTTATGAGAGAACTATAAATCTCATTATTTGTCCCAGTTGGATCATAAAATACATTTACATTTACTCTATATAAATCTCCAGATGATGCATAATCAATTCCAGTATTATGCATAGAATATATATGGGAATCAGTATATATTTTTTCTTGAACTGTGAACCAATTTGAACCAGTATTTACGCTTTTTTGTAATCTAAATGAAACAGATTTTGAAACATCTGGACCACTTATTTTATCAAATGTAGCAGCATATTCTATATTGTAATAATCATCTTTCAAAATCTTTATCTGATAAGCTGTTGGATAAAATGGTATAGGCATTCCTGTACCTCCAGTTATTATATCAAATAAATTAATATTAGATTCTGGAGGACTATACATACCACCACCACTAAAAGGAAGATATGTATCTGGTGAAGAAAAAGCAATACTAGCTGCTGGAGAATAAAAATATTGACGATATTGTGCGGCTCCTGATACCTCTCCTATACGATATATATATGAATATTGTGAATCAATTATATCCGAGCCACTTTGAGTATATACATTACCAAAAAATCTTGGTTTATTATAATTAATATAATCTACATTAAGTAGCCTTGGTATCCTAATCCATCCTGTATAATCATTAAAGAATTGATCACCAGTAAGATTATTAGCGCCACTTAAATATAGTGAATTTATTTCTATAAATTTTCCAGAATTACCATCTATTCCACGAAAAGCACCAGTTTGTGCAACAAAAAACATGCCTGTTGTATCTAATGATAATGTATTATCTATTTTGACTCTAAATCCACTGCTTGTAAAATTATTTATCTTAAATCCAGTCTTAGAAAAATTATTATATATATTTCCAGTTTGAATATAGCTAGGAAGCACGATATAATTAAAATTGTTAACAACACCAGTATTAAATTTATTTACAAAGTTAACATTAATTCCCGTATTTGTAGAAGTATTTAAAGAGTTTAATAACACTTTAAATTGAAGCCTTTTATTATTTTCTATTGAATTTCTTCCAGATGCTGACGCAAAAGTTCCAGAATAAACATTTTCACTTACAGAATTTATCCAACTACTCATACCAAAAGTTGTTGGAGGATAATATCTTCCTGTTATAAAGTTTTGAGTAAAATTAGCTAAATAGTCTACATATCCAGTAACATAATTTGTAGACAAATGTTTTTTATTATATTTTAAATTTGAATTATCAGATATAAATATATTTGATCCAGATGGTTTTACATGTAATAAAGGTCTTCTAAACTCATCTATAAATCCTTGAACATTAAAGGATTCTCCAGTAATTGCATAGTCATCAATTCTTACTTCACCAATATAACCTTGAAATGCATGCGATACTAGTTCTCTTCTTACTCCACTTAAAACTGGCATAGCTCCAATATATATTTTGTTGAAGTTTCCATAATATGAAGTGGCATCACCTTTAGAAGCTCTTGCGCTAAAGTTCTTACGTCCAGATGTTACAAGATTACCATTTATATAATATCTTATATTTCTTGTATTATTATAATAATAACTTTTAGTGGCATCATAAGAAAATGCAACATGATTCCACTGATTAGGTATTAATCTCATTTCACTTAAAACACCATAAGTTGGTGTAGGGACAAAATTAAATGGACTTTCTCCTGTAAATATTGAAGGACTTACACCTCTGAAAGATGTACCAGTGGTCCACAATCTTCCAAGAGTATGATTTGGCACATAACCTACTTCATTAGAACATAATGTACCAGACGAGGTCATTCCGTCAAAAGATCCAAATAAAAAAGCTCCAGTATTTGAATAAGGATCGCCAGCAACTCCTGGTCTTGTATCTAACGATATTCTTTGTGACCCATAAGGATAAGGCAAATCCGTTGCATATCCAAAAGAGTTATCTCCATATCCAGTTGTTTCTACAGCCCCAACAAATAATCCCCAAGTCCAATTAGGATTTGCAATTTTTAATACTCCTGTACCAGTTTCCTGTACAAATGCTATTAAAGTTTTTAAATTAGATCTATTTCCAGTTATATCTGCTCCGTTTGGTAACCAAGGAGTTTTTTGTACTTGAGGATACACCCAAGCAGAGATAGTAAAATCTGCTTGACCAGAGGTCATATGAGCTTCTATTGCATGACCAGAACCTAAATCTATTTCAATATATTTTGCATTTGTTTCTACTTTAGCTGGTAGAACACCATAATATGAGCTAGATAGGTTTCTTATTTTTGTCGTTTTTTGCTCTCTAATTACAAAAGAATTAGTCACACTAATTCCTCCAGTGTTTATAATCGAGTTTGTATACAAATTATTAATGTCAATAATTCCGCTAAAAGGTTTTTGAATTTGTCCAGGACCAAATTGAAATCTTGAACCAATTCCACTATAACCTGTAATAACTCTTGCATCATTTTTATAAAAATTATCATAACCAAATTCTGTTAAATAATATCCATAATCGCGACTTGGATAAGTTGTTCTTACTAGATTTGTATTATATATTAAATTTCCACTAGGTTTATCTTGAGTATCTAAAATATCATTTACAGTTACGCTATTAGTTCCAGTAAATCTAAAATTTTTAATAAAGACTTCTCGTTGATTAGTATCAAGAGCAAATTCATTAAAATTAGGAAATAATCTAAAGCCCATATGATGATGAAGCCCACTATTACTCGCATCAATATATGGAGTATACGCAGCGGTAATACCTGATATGCGTAAAATATTATTAACATATATTCTTATATTATGACCTGGGAAAGGATTTCCAAAACTACTAAGATATCCATTTGGATCTCCAATAGGAGCAGAAGTTTGTTCGTATCTAATCTTGTTCCATTTATTTACTTGGAATGGTCTAATTCCAGAATAGTTATTTTGTACAAAATCTAAACTATTAAATCCATATGGAGAATAACCAGAAATATATTGTGTATTACTTAACCAGTTTGTACTTGTATTTCCTTGATATTGCAGCCATAATTGAGCGTTTTGACCAGTTGCCCCAGAAATCCATAATTTTGGATAATCCCACCAAAGATCAGGTTCTGATCCAGTATTTAACATATTCATTCTTGGAGCATTCCAATAAAACATTAAAGTAGAATTTCTTATATCAGAAATTTTTGAATTTAATTTGAACTCAAATTCTCCTGTAAATCCACGATACCAAATTCCTGTATTATTAAATCCAAATGAATAATCAATTCCACCATAACTTTCCTCCGTAAAAGTATTTGGATAAATAACATGACCACGAGCTTTAACGCATTTAGAAGGAGTATCATAATCTTCATTGTATGGATTTAATCCAACCGAGAAATTAAAGTTTCTTATAGCATGATTACCACCAAAACCAGAACCAGTATAGGCTCCTAAACCAAATCCTTTAGAATCTTTATTTCTATATAAGAAATCATTATCTTTATAATTATCTATAACAAGTTGATTATTTAATAAAACATTAAATACTCCTGTATGAAAATTTATTCTCCCTGTTATAGGCCAACTATTAATTGAAGTAGACGAAGCACTTAGAGCTGGTAATATAGCGCTTTCAGTTAAAAGACCAGTATTCCAAAAAATTTGTACTTTGCCATCTTTTTCATTAAAGTCAACAACATAACCTACTCCAGAACTATTTCCAAATCTTCCTATTGGTGGATTACCACTGGGAGCGTAAAAATAAAAATAATTACCAATACCTTTATTTGCCCCATTATAATAACCAATAAATTCTGCATCTAAATTAACAAAATCATGATAATAAGTGTTTTTGTAATTTGTATAAAAACTATTTGTATATGGTAAAGTATATCCTATAGCTATATTACCATTTCCAGAAATAAATTGAGCAGTATTATTTGTGCTTAAAATTCTAGAAGTATTAAACCCACCAGTATTAAATAAACTACCAAATACGCCGCTTTTACTTATTAATGTGGTTCCGCCATATAGATCTTTAATTTGAGTATTTCCATTTCCTGTTGTTCCGCTATTAATATCTGTAAGATAAAATAATCTTTGTAGTGAAGATCCGTAATTTGATCCATTCCACAATCCTGTTAATCCGCTATGAGCAAAAGTGCCATCTGGCAACAAAGCTCCATACATAGTTATATTCCCACTCGTTAAAGTTGTATATATTCCAGTTCTTCTTCCGTAATAATCTGATCCACTTAATCGAGCGCTAATAAATCCAGCTCCTAATCCTATCCCATTAAAAGATCCATAATGATTAGATCCAAGGTCTGGATTATACGCATAACTTAATGTTTGAATTAAAAATCCAGTAATAATTCCAGTCAATCTACCACTAACTAATCCAGTATATATTCCTGTTTCATATGTAAGTTTATTATCATAATAAACGCTATAATCAAAATTTCTTCTTCCAGATAAGTTAAAATAAAATTGATTTGGAAGCGGAATAAGAAAATTACCACTCTTTTTAAAGTTACCACTTATAATTTGAGAGCCATTTGCTCCAGTAAGCGATTCAGTATATTCTTGTGAATTTAATATTGCATAATTTGCTGAATTTCTTGGTTTTGGTATTTCAATATTTATATTTTGAATACCTGCACCAGTAGTCCCAGTAACAGGCACATCAAAAAGTTGATTTGATATTGCACTATATCCAGAAGTCACACTATCTATAAAATTATTTTTACCTCCAACAATATTAGAATAAGATCCATATAAAGTATTATTTACTCCTCCAACAATTACTGAATCTAAAGATTCATAATTTTTATCTCCAGAGATGATATTTCTAGATCCCGCAGATATAGCGATTCTTCTTCCCCCAGTAACAATATTATTCTCTCCAAATATAAATGAATTAGGAGTATTTTCATGAATTAAATTATTTGATCCAATAGCAATTGAATTATTCGCACCTGTTTCTATTCTATTGTTAAATCCAACAGAGAGAGAATATTCTGAACCTACAGTATTATCTGTATTTCTTACATTTCTTGACGTTGTTAAAACGCCAGATAACGGGCCAAATATATCTAAACCTAATCCATCAAACTTTATATATCCACCACTATTGCCAACTCTAAACTTTGGAAGACCAGCATTATAACTATTATCATAACCTAAATAGAATCCACTTCCTTCATTAGAATTAATATCATTAGCACTTTTTATAAAACCAGAAGGAATACCTGCTTGGCCGATATTTAATTCGCTAGTTATATTAGATCTTTCTGCTAGTAATATTTGAGTTGCAGTGGCGCTAAACTCATTAGTGAATGGTATCCAATCTGGACTTGTTCCACTAGGAGCAGAATCTATATTAGTAGTTGCTGCATACCAATAGTTAACACCGCCAAAACTATATTTTACAACATCTCTTCTTAAATTATTTCCAACATATCCAATTCCTGTAGACCATTCTCCTCTATATGTAATGCCAGGACCAGTTAAAGATCTTCCAGAATAACCAAATGCAGCATTTAGAATCATTCCTTCATTAGGGAAATCTCCATCAAGCGCTCTTATCTTTATATAATAAATACCACCACTACTTGGTGTACCAAAAATTTGATTAGATGAATTTAGAGTTGTATTTATTCCTGGAGGAAAAATTGCACCATCATCAACACCAGATAATGTTGTAGCGCTAATTGAGAAAGATGTTGCTCTAGAATTTGTTTGAATTTTATAGAAAAATGGTTCGTCTATTGGTGAACTTATATAACTAGGACTTGTAAATATAGTAGAATTTGGTGGTCTAAATCCTTCAATAGCAGAGACAGAAACTGCATCAGATAATATAGAATTTTCATATCCAATTCCAGTATCATAGTAATTATTAAATAAGAATAATTTACCTGTTCCTTGAAAATCTCCACCAAGTTTAGCTCTAATATATGTATAATCTGGACCAATACCACTTGAGATTCCGCTAATATTTTTTTCTAGAATATCTATTTTTATTTTTTCAACATCTTTAAATCCGAATATATTTTTAGTTCCAGCATTCCCGCTAAAAAATACTTGATTAACATTTGTTGCATTAATTCCAGAGATAATAACTTCGCCTAAATTATTATAATTAGTATTTGATGGACTATTAAATGATATAGTTGGAAGAATATCAAAACTTTTATTAGCTGGTAATAAATATTCATCATTAAATTTATTTCTTTTGATCTTAATTTGAGATCTTGGATTTTGAATTTCTCTTGGTATTCTTATTTTAATACCAGTTGAAGTATTATCTATCTTTATTCCACTTACGCTATAGTCTCCAGTTATATTTATTTTACCAGTTGGTGTATTAAAAAATATTTCTGAATTAGTTAGGTTTCCATAATCTCCAGAATATGCAATTGGGCTATAAATTTCTACTTCATCAAGATATTTTGCTGCTTGTACCCCAGAAAGATATCTTATATTGATAAGATCAGTATTTAATCTTACTGATGCTATTAATTTATCATTTGTATCTGGAGATACAATCTTTGTTCCAGAATTTGGATAATCAAGAGAATAAGCATATATCTCATTTGTTATATAATTATTTGGTAAAATAAAAGAAGCCTGGTGAGTAGATCCAGTGAGATAATTTACTGTAATCTTTTCTCGATTAATATTTTGCTGACCAAGATTAATATAATTTATTCTATGTAAATTTTTACCAGATATAGATACTGATCCTCCAGACAATAATATATCATTAGGATTAAATCCAGTAGGATCTAATGGTCTATATAAAATTTGTAATAATTCATCTGAACTATCTTCTCCAAAATTTGTAATAACATTGACTTTATTATTCTCTGCTAGATATGGAATTTGAAAAACTAAATTTTCTCCATCGTAATTAAAATTTATATTCTTTAATGGACCCAGGTTTAAACCAGTTACAAATGTTAAATTATCTCCGCTTATTCTTATGTAAGATTCTTGATTATATCCAGTTATTGGATCTATGCTATAAATTTTAGGACTACCAAGGACTTGGAAACCAGTCTTAGAGATGCTTATAGAATTAATAGTTAAATCTGTAGGCGCTTTGTATTTTAAATTTTCTACAAAAATAGCTTGATTTTTAGTTATATTTCTTGGTATTTTAAATTCTATAAATTGATTGAATCCAGTATATTCAAATTTCTCATAATTTAAAATTATATTTGCATCTCTTCCATTTCCAGTTTGAGATTGTAAAATAAAACCAGTTGGTATAATTGTAAATGATCCAGAATCAAATATGTTTAGAAATGCTATAGATCCACTTATGCCAGTGGATTGAACTTCTAATATACCACTTGAATTAATATCAAATAGTTTATGATATGTTGAATCGATATATATCTTTTCACCAACATTATAACCAGTGCCATTATTTAACAATTCATATCCTGTTATTTTATATAATCCAGTCTTTTGCTCTGTTGGAATAATTTTATTATTTCTCGAATCAATAAAGAATAAATTTGGTGCGGGATAAAAATTAGTTCCACTTATTCTTACAAATTCGTCTGGAAATGCGCCTGTCTTTTCGATTCCAACAATGCTAGGTTGATCTAATACATTTAATTGAACAGTATTTGTAGATTTTCCTTCAAGATTGAATACAGAAAGATCATATTTCGTCTTTGTTACTCCTGTTGATATAGTGAAACCAACAACATCTAAATATAATGTATTATCAATTCCACTAACATCTTCTAATCTTCGTCCATATACATTAAAATAATCATTCGAATTATAAATATTTTCTCCAGAGACTTGTATAATACCTTTTTTAAATTCAATACCAGATAGTATTATTTTCTCACCAGTAACAGCGTAAACTATACTAGGACTTTGTATAAAAGGTGCTGATTGATTAATCTGTAAGATTAAACTCATTCGTATATATTTCCTTTTTCATCTAATATTTGCACCATATACCTACCACTAGATAGATTATCTAACGGCAAAATACCTGTTAATGTATTTACATCTAATAATGTACAATTCATACTAAAATCATTATTTTTCTGTTTATATAAATCTTCTAGATATCTAAATCTTACAGTAACACCATTGTATCCTGTACCATCAATAAGAATTGACTTCTTAAAGCTTAAACCACTTATTATTATATAATCTCCTTTGTATCGATTACTATATTTTAATCCTGTAGCTAATGGAGCTTCTCTAAATGAATCTAAAGATATTTTTTCTAAACCTATAGAATTAACTAAAATTAATTCTCCATTTATATAATAATCGGTATTAGGAATATTAAATTGCAAAGTATTCTTATTAATAATTTGAAGATTATTTACCTGTACCCTTTCTTTAAATGAGTTTTCATCACCTGTAAATAAATATATTTTTTCATAGTAAGATCCAGAACCTTCTAAAACAAAAGTATTTAAATTTGTATTTATGTTATCAAAATTTAAATAGTTTATCTTCATCATTCCTGTACCTGATAGATTTAAACTACCACTAGGTAGATTTAGATAGAAATTATTATTATTTAATTCGTATAGATTTGAATCTATATAAGTTAATCCAATTGAAGCTCTTCTTTGAGATAATGCACTACCAGAATTTGTTAATCCTTCTAAACTTGTTAAAATAAAAGGTGGATATAGTTTATCATTATCAAATGTAATGTTATGATCTGTTGTTCCAGTAGCAAGATTTATTCCAGAGCATACATAATTTCCACTATCATAGACTCCAGTTCCATATTTTACGGCTAGATAATAATATTTTATATCATTACTAAAAGTATCGCAGAGATTTATAGCAAATCCTGAGATTGTTTTCATATCTATATATGAGAATGGAGTATTATAATTTAAATTATTAGAATTTCCTGTTCCAGTATAATTCATCGAATAGAATACGGCATAACCTGTATCTGAAAAATTGCTTTGTAAATTTACATCAACATATAGATTTCCAGTAGAGATAACTCCTGTATGACTCTTGATATTATTTGAATTAATTAAAGGGAAATTAAATATATGTTGTTCATAATATTTTTGAGATAAGTCTTCTTTAAACTTTAAATCTAGAACTCTACCGCTAGCAATCGTTGGCTGAGAGTAGTTAATTATATTAAATTTATTTTTTTCTTTATTTAAATTAAAATTTTGGATTAAGACTATATCAGAATTTCCAGTATCTGAATATGTAGGCAAACTTATTGTTTGATTAGAATTTAAAAAATAATAATTAATATCATTCGTTATAGGTTCTGCTAATAAATATCCTGTCGTGATCGATGTTAAGACTTTGCCACTTACTGTTACTAAAGTTCCTAATGGACCTTGTTTTGGATCAAAATTATCTATTTTAAATATTGGTAAAAAATCTAATTCATTTTGGGACATGACTATATCAGTAGATGAGGCTACAAGTTTACCTGTGGTAAGATTGTTTGGAACAATAAAATTTCCCTCAGATTCTGAAATTAAGTTTAGATTTACTTTTTCTCCACAAAGTATTAAATCCTCAATATAGTCTAAATCCGTACCATAAAGCGTTACTGTATCTCCAATATCTCCAGTCGTTAAAGATAAACTTGTTATCTTTGGAGCTACAGGTATATATTGAAAAAATTGTGATGAGGATACTAATGGCATATATATTACTCCATCATGCGGTTAAGATTTTAATCTGCTGAGTAAATGGTCTCTTCATTCTGGGTACTCTTGCTCTAACAGTTTGAGAGTTTAGAATTGTAAATTCTTCTGCTGGAGTATTTCCAAATAAAACAGATACAGTATATTCTAAATTACTTCCACTAATAGTTACTATATCATTAATTTGTGCAGAAGATGGACTAAACCCAGAAATAACTGCATCAGATATTAAGTTGTATTGTCTTATTGATATTTCTGTTGTTAATAGATCATCTGATTTTGTTTGAAAAGATTTCTTTGTTAAAAATCCAGAAGCTAGATAACTTTGTATATATGGTTTATCTATAGGACTAACAATAAAAGATACTCCAACCATTTGTCCAGAAATTTCAACTAAAGGGTTTAAGTTATCGCATACTATAGACGCTACAATCTCTTTTACTCCAAAGACTCCACGCCTCTCTTCTTTATCTCCTATATATATTTCTTGCCTAATGTCTGCAGAGTATGTAAAATTAGCAGATAAATAATTACCAGTTATATATTGATTGTTAAAGTTAGAAATAAGAACTTCATTAATATGTACTAGATTATCTTCAATAGGTTGATTAGAGTACGATGGATTAAAACTACCACTTGGAGATCTAAAGAAAACGATATCTGCATTACAATTAACAGGATTATGAGGAGCTAATCTAGCTGTGTAATTTTTTATATACCCAGTTTGTATAATGCCACCAAAATCAAATTTTATTGGATCATTTGAATATAGATTTTTCCTAATTGGATCTTCTCCAGTTAAGTAATATGAAAAATTTAAAGATCCTTGTATAGTATTTTCTGGAGTTATTTGATTTGTATATCTTTGACCAATCTCAAAATAGGGAGCAATTTGCGCTTCATAAGAAAGTTGAGCCTCTGTAGCAAGGATTGCTTCATCATTAATTTTAACTAAAACATTTTTTCCATTATAAAACATAAATTAATAATATTGAATAAGTGTTTTAGTTGTGCGAACAATATCATCAAGATTTGATTCTATCGTACTATTATTTACATAAGCATCTGGCATTTCAATCTCAAAACTATTTGAATCTAGTAAGCCAGAAACTTGTATTTTTATTGGTATATTTTCTCCTGTATAAACAAGCTTTGTGAATAGATTCTCTGTCATATTAACTGTTTCTTGCGCTCTTATTGGTTTAACTTCAACAGGATCTTCATTTCCTAAAGAATAGACAGGAGTTAGATTAGCTGCAAATGTATAAGTTAAATTATAAGTATCTGCTCCAAAATTCTTTCCAGAAACAATATTGCTTTTTGAACTATGAGCAATACTATCAGAAGATGCCGTATTAGGATTAGTTTTTGTATTTAGGTTGCCGCTTATTTTATGATATGAGACATAACTAGCTTGTGCAACAACAACATTATTTGGTTCTACTTTAAAATTATAATTATTTAGATAGCAATTATATCCAGTAACTCCAGCAAAAGCAATTGTTACTCCAGGATAATTTGCTGGTGCAGCTATAAAATTTTTTATTTCTTTTACAGTGTTAAATGCAGGATCGCCAGTTGGATTGATAAGGTAAGATATTTGAAATGTATTATTTTTTGGTCCTGTAGTTATCTGTTTTTTAAATGGTTTTCTTTTGCCTAGAGTATAAACTGGTCCTAAAGTGACATCTGTATTTAGATTAGCAGAAACAGCCAAAATCCCTGTATTATTAATTCTAATTTCGCATTGATCGTAATATATTCTAGCCATAATCCTTACTCCTTTTACCTATTAAAATTACACTATCTGTGGACAGTACTCGAATATGTTAATTGTAATAGTATACTACCATCAACATCTGCGCTATAATCTTCTCTTATAAGAAGAGCGTTATTCATATTAAAAGTATTAATAATTGTATTTGTATTACTCTTTTTCAAGTCTACAGAAAAGTTGTAAACGTTCTGTTTATTTGGAAAGTCAAATAGATTTTTAACTTTATAATCGTCTAATGTTATAGAAAACGCTGCTGTTATTAATAATGGATATTGCAACTTTACATCAACTGGTCTTATATTTGTAGCGTCATATATTGGCAATCTAGAAGATTTAATATTTAAAGAGAACTGATTAATTTTTTGATTTTCTATCTCATTAAAATTAATAGAAATATCACCAGGATTCACTATATTTAATTGTGAATTGTCTAAATTGAACGGTTCACTAGATGAAATACCGCTTCCAAAGTTATTATAGATATTCCATTTTGTGGCTATTGTAGGAATAGTTCCTATAGCACATTCAAAATTATACTCAGCCAGATAACCACTATTCATTAAAAATTTATTATCATTATAGTCTATCTTTAGATTAGCACCTATGTCTCCTGTATATTTTATAAATGGGTCATAATTAATTAAAAATGCATCTAAACTTAACGCTCCAACATATAGGCCTATAGGAGCCCTAGATAAATTGTTAGTATTGGAACCTAAATATTTTAGATCTTCATATGGTAATTCATAGCTTGCGGCTATAGATTGAAGGCCTGTTAATGGCGCAGAATCTATATAAACCTTATTAAATTCCTTTGTAAGTCTAGATAACATTCCTTATACCTTTACTATAAATTACACAGCATTAGGTGTAAATATATTAAAGGAATAAGGTAAGGTATATGGCTTCTATTAATGATAATATAGAGAATTGGGCTAGTATTAGTGGCGGACATCAGTTTATTAAAAATGACATAGTAAAATATCATGGTTATTTTTGGTATGCATTAAAAGACCATGTAAAAAGTTCAAGTCCAGGTTCTCCTGATGAACCAGATACAGGATCAGGATCAGAGTATTGGGGCGGAGTAATTACTTTACAAAATAATAAAAAAATACCATTTTTTATATGGATTGCATCTTATACATCAACAGTTCAGCATAAACCATTAGTTACAACTATAAGATTTGGAAATGGATATGAACAAAGAATTAGTAAAAGCTTTAATCCAGATCTAAAAGTTTTACAATTTAATTTTGATCAAAGAACAGAACATGAAGCCAGAGCAATTGTTCACTTTCTTAAAGAAAAGGGTGGAACAAAATCTTTCGCATTTAACCCTCCTGGAATTTACGCGGACACAACATATAAAACTAGATTTGTTTGCAGAGAGTGGGAATCTAATTTTACATTTAAAGAAAATTATTCAATACGAGCAAAAATTGAAGAAATTGCAGGTTAAAAAAAATGAGTCAACAAGCTAGCGAATATTTCCTATCTGCGTTAGAGGCTCAAAGATCGATCAATACTCATATTCATGAAGTCGAGCCTACAACTCCAATTATGTTATATGAAATCAATTTAAATGAAATTAAACCAGCTACAATTACATATCCAACTGTTAATGGACCAATAAGAGATGGTGTTCTAAGAATTCATAATGATTTTAATTTATTTAATATAAATCGAGGTATTATAAAATGGAAAGGCAATTATTATTTTCCATTTCCAGTTTTTGGTGAACAATTTGATATCACTTCAAATGGTACAATTCCAACGCCAAAAGTAAAATTTTCAAGTCAGTTTTTAGATGATGAATATAATTCTTTCTATAAATATATTCGTATGCAAATTAATGAACTTAAAGATATTGTTGGGGCAAGAGTCACAAGGAGAAAAACTTTTGTTAGATATCTAAGTCCAGATAATTTTGCTGGAAATGTAAATCCATTTAATGAATTTAGTCAAGCTCCTTGGGCTTCAAGAGATGGAGATACATTAACCGTAAGAGCAAATAGCCCTATACCTCCTCCAACAGACATGTCAAAATGGTTAATATATTATCCAAAACCTAATTATGGCTCAAGAAATAAAATTTTTACATCAATATCTACTGATGATAGATTAAGAACTTTAGGAATTCAATTACAACAACAGAATTATTCGATAGAATCAACAGATTTTTTTAGTTTGTTAACAAACGAAAATATAGAACTATCTAATTTATTAGATAATTATTTTTCTGTAAATGTATTTGCTATATCAGGAAATTCTTCAAATTATTCCACTATTATTCCTGACTATAAAAACGAATTCACGCTTTTAAATGAAACAGGAAAATTAAAATTAGTTTGTAGTTCTTTGAATATAGATTCAAATACAGGAATAACTGGACAATTAATTCCATATAATTTAACTTTTTCTGAGAATAGTGGTAATATAGTTAGTTTTATATCTATAAAATCAAATGTAGACAGTATTGGAGTAAATACAAATTATTATATTAAAGATCAATATAATACTGGAATTAATGTAATATTTTCTAGTGGTTTAGATGGTAATTTTGATTTGAATTATTTAAGTTTAAAAACTGGATATTATACTGGAATTAATCCATACTCCAAGGAGCAAATAAAATTAGCAGCATTAAGAATAGAAAAAAATTTTTCAACAAGTACTTCGGGCGACTTAAATATAAACTTTCCATTTTCATTCTCTAATGTTCCTAAAGTTTTATTTAATGCATGGTCTGAATCAGGATTTATTTTTGATAAATATATACAAAATATTACTTCAACTGGGCTTACAATTACTGCAACAAATACTGGATTAGAATCTTTTGATCTTGGGGTTCAAAAATTTAATATTATTGCTACAGACTATATTTATGAAGATGCTACGCCAACTGGAGCAACTCAGATTTTTTCTTCACAAGCTAACTTAGCTATTGAATACAAAGACCAAATGATAACTCAAAATATTGAAAATTATGAAACAGAATTGACTCCAGATATTTTTTATATAGATAGAAAAGTACAAGAAGATTCTACTAATGTTGTTTATGAATTATCATCCCTACTTGATGTTGAGGGTGTAAAATTACCTTCACGAATTTTGTTGTCTAAAAATTGTCCATTTACATATAGAGGAGAAGGGTGCATATATGAATATTCAAATAGAATAACCTCTATACATTCTGGAATTTATGGAGAAGTTTCTCTTGATTGCTCTCCAACAGATGATGTCGTTACGAATAAAAACTTATCATATTCCCAAATGGTGATGGGATTACAATCTGCACCACCAGTTGCAGATGCGAATGATAATCCATTTACTGGAGCTATAAATCAAACTAATTGGATCGATAAAGGAGCATGGAATCAAAATATAATTTATACAAAAAATAATTTTGTTTTTATTGAAAAAAATGATATTAAATATTATTTTGTCTGCACTCAAGATCATACAGCTAACGCAATTAATGCGCCACCTAATCAAAATTATTGGTTATCAGACACATGTTCAAAAACTCTAAATGGTTGCAGATTAAGATGGAAAGAAAATCCTAATTTTCAACAAAAAACATTTTCTGGTAGCTATAATTATAGCGCATATTCTACTGCAGTTGGACAGAATGTTGAAATCATAGATAATTTAATTGCTTATAATATACAATCTCCAAAAGATGCGAATGGAAATCAATTAATTGGTCTATTACCATTTGGAGGTTTTCCATCTGTAGAAGGAAAATATCAAAGTCAGCAAGGACCACAATCTTCATGAACCTAGAGTTTAACCTTCAACTTAAAGAAAAGATTAAGAATGAAAGTATTAAAAAATATCCACAAGAAGTTTGTGGTTTTATCTATTTTGACCAAAATACATATAAATTTGATATTTATCCATGTAAAAATACAGCAAATCAAAAAAACAATAATTTTTTAATCTCTCCTCAAGAATATTTATCATGCACTTTATTAGGGAAAATTACAGCATGCTATCATTCTCATTCTAATGATAATTTAGAATTTAGCGAAATGGATAAAGAGAATAGTAACAAATATAATATACATTATATACTTTATAATGTTAAATATGATGAATTTAAATTTTATAGTCCAAATTCTGAGAAGAACCCCTATATTGGAAGACCATTTATGTTAGGTAGATCAGATTGTTTTACATTAATGCAAGAGTACGCTTTAAAAGAAGAGAATGTTAAGATTAATTTTCCAAAGATAAATTCTTATCCAAGATCATTAAAAGATATTAAAAGTTTATATGAAAATAATTTTATAGAACAAGGTTTTGTTAAATTAGATAAGGATACTCCTTTGAAAAAATCAGATGGATTAATGATGCTTTTTCCCAGTGTTTCAGAAGAATATCCAACTCATGCGGCTGTTTTTCTAGGTAATAATTTAATCCTACATCAACCTTATAATTCTTTTTCTTGTGTAAATTTATATGATAGCTTTTATAAGAAACATACAAGTTATGTTTTAAGGCATAGGAGCAAACTATAATGGTTAAGGTTAATCTACATGGTTATTTGGGTGAAGAATTAGGTTCAGAATGGAACCTAGAAGTTTCAAGCGTTGCCGAGGCTTTTAGAGCAATAGAAGCTAATACTCAAAAATTTACTAAACTACTTATTGAGCAAGCAGAGAAGAATGCTAAATACGAAATTTTAATAAATAATCGTCCAGTTTGGGTTCCAAAACCAGAAAAACTACCTCAAGAATTAAAAGATTTAAAAAGAGAGCATTTTGAAATATTGAATAAATCAGAAATTGTTATGAATTTCGGAAAAGAATTGAAAACAATCGATGTTGTTCCAATTTTAGAAGGTGCTGGTGGAGGCGGAGGTGGTGGAGGTGGTGGAGGATGTTTTCCATCTGGAACAAGAATATCTACGCCTAATGGTTTATCAAATATTGAAGATCTAAAAGAAGGAGATAAGATTTTATCTTTTGATAAAGATGGGAAAATTCACGAAGATATAATAGAAAAAACTTTTTCACATGAATCTAATAAGATTCTAAAAGTTACTTTATGGGGTGGAAAAATTATAAAAGCTACTCCAAACCATTGGTTTTTAAATGAATATAATAGATTTGCGCCTCTTGAAAAATTTCAAATTGGAGATGTATTAATTCATGAAAGCGGAGATGTTCTTCCAATAGAAAATATAGAAGAAATAGGTTTCGAAAAAACTTATAATTTTCATGTTAAAGAATATCATACCTATATTGCAGATGAAATAAGAGTACATAATGGAGGAGGTGGTAAAGCTGGTGGAGGAAAGGGAGGAATGGGTGGTGGAGTTAAAGGTATCTTTGCTATATTTTTAGGTATTTTATTATCACCTATAACTGGTGGAGGATCTCTTGGTCTATTAGGAGCTTTACTTCCAGCTATAGTTGGTTTAATCTCTCTAGGAGTCTCAATGTTGTTAATGAAACCACCACCAATGGTAAGTCCACAACAAATCGCTAATCCTTCTGCAGATTTTGAAGCTTCGCCTGATAGTGGTGGAGGTGAACCTTCTTATACTTTTAATGGACCAGTCAATACGGTAGGAGAAGGTGGTCCAATTCCAATAGGTTATGGAAGATTAATTGTAGGAAGTCATCAAGTATTTAGTTCTTATGATCAATTATATCGTATACAGTCTAGAGCTAATAAATATGATAGTGCAGGTAAACCTCCAGAGGATGCAGGACAACAAAACTATCCAACTAAAAGTTATTACTTTACTCATTATGGTACGGCCATAGATATTCAAGATGTACAAGGAAACTCCTTGTCAGATTCTTCATTAAACGCAGGAAATTAATATGGCTAAAAAATGTAAAGATTGCGATCCAAATAAATATATTGAAGGACTTGCATATCGCGGAGAAAATGGAGTATCTTTTGATAATTTTAATAATTATAACGATATTGGACAACCATATGATGCTAATAATGAGCCTACCACAGATATGCTCGCAAATGTTGATGACATGCTTGATGCTTATAATCCAATATTTTCTCCTGGTTCATTAAGGTCTTGGCCAGTGTCTCAAAATAATGCGATAAAAATTAATGGAATTGATAATAGTCGAGGATTTTGGTTCGTTTGGAGTTTAACAGATGGGTTAATTATGTATGGAAGCCCAGGAGTTGGTATAACTCCAGCATCAATAACTGCGGCTTATCAAAATTTTATAAATAAAACCGTATCAAATGCAACGGTTTTATCGGCGATAAAAAATGAACCATTTATAACACAATTTCAAACAGATACATTACCATCTTATTTTACATTTAATGGTTTCAGTTCTATTGCAGAAACGAATTCAAATGATCCTATTAGATTTTCTGATGTATATGATGTTAGTTATTCTCAAAATGGTAATGAAGTTAGCGTGACTTATAGTAACCATGGTTTAATTGTAGGAGACAGAATTTATGTTATTTTTTCAAGCGGAAGTAATCTTGGATTAAAAACTTATGGAACAGTTAATTATGTTAGTGGAGATTTATTTAGATTTACTTATGCAACAAGATCGGTAACTACTAGTGGATTTGCACAATTATATACATATAATATCACAAAAAATAAAAATTTCATAAAAAATAAGATTAATATCGTTGGGTATGATACAGGTTATATTACTACTCATGTACGTGGTAGCAAAGTAGTCAATGTAGGTACAAGAAACAAACCAGTTTATGAAACAGAAACATTTAAATCAACAAGAAGTATTACTATAAAATGTCAAAGTAGTGATATTCAAGATCCAATGTATGTTACTAGTGCGCCAACAATAAGTTTATTTAAAGGGCAGTCTATTAGTTATACTATAACAACGAATTTAATATCTTCAAGTCAATTTAGTGTTTACGTACCACCAAAAACAAAAGATTTACTTCAATATTTAAATTTATCTTTTAATCATCAAACAAAAACTATATCTGGTACAGTTTCTAATAGTATTAAAGATCAGATAGAAATACAAAATCTATTATTTACTATTCGTGGCCCAGATTTTGATTCTGGAAACCAGAAAGAATTTAATCTAAGTGCTATAGTTGGGAAACAAGCAACTACTGGCCCATTACCAACTATTTCTGCATTTACTTATGGTGGTTCAGTTGGAGATAAATTCAGCAATTCAATACGCGGATTAAATGGAAAACAAAGGATCATAGCAATATCTTCTTTACCTGATGGACTTTCTTATAACGCTACAAAAAATGTAATATCAGGAACAGTTAAACATGCTGGAATTTTTTACGCATATGCAAGCGCTTCTAATGATAGAGGAACAACATCAAAAGTAACTTTAACTTTTAATTTTACAGATTATATTGAAAGAAATCCAAATGAAGGAGCTTCTTTTCCTTCTACAATTAATTTACCTCAAGGAAACTTTGATATTATAAAAAATAATAAATTTATTATAAAATCTTTAATTAGTAGTCGAACATCTATATTTTCTCCAAATTTAGGCGATTTTATTAAATATAAGAAAATTAACAAGAATGAATTTGACAAAATCCGTAAGGATGGATATCCTGACGGGATTCAATTAGAAGGATTGCAAATCAACTATGACTCAACGAATGCTAATTTTTTAACTTTTATTCCTGGTAATAGTAAAGATGCAGAAACGTGTCTTTGGATATCAGTAGAAAATATACGTAATCCTGCTCGTGAATTTAGAAATATAATTGGTACAATAGACATTAATGGCACATACGATGTTGATTTTGCATCTGCTGGGCTTGTAGATGGTATAGGTAACGCTTGTTATCCACCAGATAGTACAAATGGACCAGTTTCAAAACCTTATTCACAGAATATAGATGTAACGTCTGGCGGTAATACTAAAACTGGTATAAGTGCTGATCCAGCTCAAAATGTTCCAATTATATCTATGAGTCCATCAACAGTAGAGCATCAAGTGGTATTTGATTCTGGCCCTAGTTTTGACACAACTTCTGAATTTGCAAACCAAAGATTACCTAAAAGCAAGCTTTTAGCTTACCCAAATGGAATTCCAAATGCAAATGGAACATATACTTATTATGTAAGATTTACAGATAGTTGTGCGTTTAATTATATCTTTACAAGATTTACAATGTATATTGGAGTAACTCTTGCCCCAAGAGCTGGAGACGTTTATTCTTGCGTCTTCAAAGGAACATGTTTTGCAAAAGGAACAAAAGTAAAAACTCCAAAAGGCGACATCGAAATTGAAAAAATTAAAGTAGATGATGAAGTTTTAGCTTTTGATGAAAATGAGGATATTCATATTTCAAAAGTTATAGATTTTATAGATCATAATAAGGAACCTCAACCTATATATCAAATAGAATTAGAAGATGGTACAATTATCAAATCTACATTAAGTCATCAATTCCTAGTAAATGGAGAATTTAAATTCCTAAACGATATTGAAGTGGGTGAGAATTTAACATCTTTCGATAAGAAAAAGCTACAGATTAAAAGTAAAAAATATATTGGCATGGATGTTGTTTACAATTTAGAAGTAGACAAATATCATACTTATATCGCTGAAAATATATTTGTTCATAATGGCCGTGGACCTGGAATAAAGATAGGAACTGTAGAATGCAGCAGAAAAGGTGGGTGTCGAATTTATACTTCAAGAGGATGGCAAACAAAACGTGCATATAATTATTCAGAGAACGTTACTTTAACTTCATCTTCTATCCCAGCAAATTGTACTACTCTTGTTAGTCAAGCTGCTGCAACTTCAACCATAATTAATTATGGTTATCAATATAGAAATAGCCTTCTTGAATCAAAAGATATAGGAATAACATCTTTAACAAATATATCAATTCTTGATGTTTTAGGCGAAGGACCGATTGAAGGTATTGTTGATTATGAAATTATACCAAACCCTGGTTTTCAAAAAGGAGATATTGGATATAAAAATGGCGTTACTATTAAAAGATATCCAGGGAATTCCTCTCTTATTAGATCTGTATATTGGAATGAAATTCCATTAGCAGACAATACATATCCAAATAATGGAAGTTTAAATTTTGAGTTTATAAGATTAAAATTTGATAATGGAGATTCTGCACCAAGACATACAAATATAGATGAATTGAAAAATATTAGTCTTGAAGAAGAGTATTATTCTAGACAAATACAAAATGGTATTTATGTTAATTATTTAAAGGCTAGAGATGAGAATGGTACAGTAATAGCAGAACAAATTAAATTACCTAAGAGATTAACTAGTACCAAAACAGTTGGTTCAAAACTATTTGGAAAAAGAAAATTCCAAGATGGTTCAGAGAAAACTTATAAAAAATCAATAACTATTCTTACTAAAGATCTTTATGGATTAAAATTGCATATAAAAGCTTTGAGTTTATTTAAACAAATTGTAGATTTAACTATTTGGGACACATCAGATCAAGCAGCTGAGAATAGCGTAGGTGGTAGAATTGATAGACAGAGTATGACATTTAAATTATATCTAAAAAGAGTAGATCGTGGGGTAGATTCAGGTGGACTCGTTATCACTCCTATTAAACCTGATTTAAATCTTCCAGAAGAATATTCTACATTAATAATGACTGGTAAGTTAAATGCTGGACCATATATTGAAACATTTGAGTGGACAGGATTAGACAAAGAGACAAATGACAATACAATTGGATGGGAAATAGAAATAGAACCAACTTATACAGAGAGTGTTGATGCAAATATATTATTAAAATCCGCTATAGACTCTATTACAGAAATATATAATGATTTTCTTGTTCTTCCTCATACAGCAGGAGTAATGACAACTTTTGATGCAAGATTTTTCCAAAGTATTCCACAAAGAGCCTATGATACAAGATTACTAAAGGTAAAAGTTCCAACTAATTATAATCCATTTAGTAAAACATATGATCCTCCTATTTGGGATGGTACATTTAAACTAGCTTGGACAGATAACCCAGCTTGGTGCTTTTATGATATAATTACGAATAAAAGATATGGACTTGGAAAATATATTGATCCACAATTTACAGATAAATGGACACTTTATGAAATTAGTAAATATTGTGATGAGCTTGTTAGCGATGGTAGAGGTGGTCTTGAACCAAGATTCACATGTAATGTTTTAATTAGTACAAGAGAAGATGCTTATAAAGTAATGAATGATATGGCGAGTGTCTTTAGAGCTATAGTCTAT